ATCTGGAAATAATAAGGCTTATCGTCATCATCCTTGTATATTGTCCATTCTATTTCATAGAAATCCAAATATGGTATTCTGTCCCAAGAATAAAATCCGTTAGAGTGTACAAAATTCTGATAGTAATCAAAAACATAAGAACTGAATTTAATATTCGTCGGACTGACCTTCCAATTTGAATATTCTCCAGATCCCCTTGTGTATATGAATTCAATATAAAGATCTCCGGTTAGTGTATTATAATCTCCAGAACTACAGTATCCTAAAACTAAATTACCAGGAGAGTCCACTGATTCCACTCTTACAAATATAACCTCTGGTGATGTGGTAGAAAACCAATCCTTTCCTGTTCCTATATTAATTGTTGTATTGCTAGGAAAAGTATCAGGCAATGTAAATGTGTCAGTACTATAGGCATTTTGTAAAGGTCCCCCTGGATTCTGTGAAGTTGTACTAGTGTAACTAGCTATATCTAAATCAGTTAGGGTTATTGTTGTATCGAAAGATGTCCAGCTACCACTTATTTCTTCCCAAGAGAGATCAAAGGTATTATTCGTTATTATGATAGGACACCCAGCAGGAAAAACATAGTCACTGCTATCAGAAAATAGTTTATACCCTGGCGGATCGTAATCCCCATCTCCAAGAAACTTAGGCATTTCTCCAGATTTAACATCATCATAAAAGCTTCTTACTGCAGTTTCTAATGCTGGTATTGCTGATTTAGGATATTCCTGGAAGAACGAATAAGGATCTACAGTATTACCATAAAGACTTATGCCCGCCTCAGTTCCATTTACTGCAGGATATAAAAGACCCGATTGATTTGGCTTTGTATAAAAAGGTCTTAAATCCTCTATGTAACCTTCATTAGGGAAAACAGTAAAGTCAACCTCTATACCGCCTTTAATTTCACTTATGTCTACAGAATCTGTCCAGCCTCTTGTTTTATAAATATTAAAATAAACACCCTCTCCGGTTATATCAATAATCCTGGCATTTAATGGAAGGTAATCTCTTTTTAATCTTTCTTTTAGTCCGAATAGCTTTATAAGTACTTCCTCTGGACTAAACAAGAAGCTATCTTCAACTATTGGGTATCCGTATTGATCCTCATCTTGATCCTCTACTACTCTGTTAATATCATAGAAAAGACCAAATAAAGCGGTTTTCTTATAAGATTTAGAAGGGAATATTTTATCCAGCTGTTTTTTTAGTCCGAATGTACCGTCCTTCTTTTTACCGTATATCTCTACTTGCTTGTATTTTCCCTCGTTCTCGTCTTTTATTAAACTACTTATCAGTTCCAATTTACTTTGGCCCTCTAAGTTTGGCTGTGATAGCTGATCTAAAATCTTTTGATTTTGCTGTAAAGGTGTTAATGTATCAGCATCATCTTTTTTTATATTTAGCCAATATTCTTTTACTCTAAGATCATAGTATCCAAAGAATTTTATTGCATTGAAAAGAGACTTATATGAACCTAAATACGGGAATATACTTTCTCCAGTGAGAAGTAACTCCTTTCTTTTCTTGTTTATTATCTCATAATCTGGAAATTCTTCCTTTATATCACTTTCTCTTACTATAAAAGCGTCATCCGGATTAAATGATCTACCAAAGTTACCTAGAATAACAGACAATCTACTATCTTCGCCTTCTACTTCACCGTGGAAGTTAATAGACATTATAGTTACCGGATTATTAGGATCAGTATAGTCTTCTAATATTAAAGTTCTGTCATATATTCCTTCAGTGTTAGAGTTTAATGCAATATTGATTTGCATTGAAGATGGATTGATATCGTTACTTATAACTATTCCACCAGGAGATGAAATAGTATCGCCACTTACAACCTCAGGATAAAACTCAATATTATTAGACTTAACGAGTATAGGAGCATCCAGATTTCCATCAACACCAAGCTCGTATGTATAAATTATGGATTCTACGTTGGTCCTCCCATCGTAATTAGAAACCCATCTAGTTCTCCAAACAGGAGCACCCGGGCTAACTCCATAGGAGTGTGGAAATCCATATTTTATTTCAGAAGATGGGTTTAGAAATTTTTCAATTACGAATATGTGTTCAATCTCAAAAAGTTTTTCGGATACTACCTCAAATAGAACCGATCCCTCCCAATATTCACCATTCCATTTAAAATTATATTGGTCCCCTTTTTTATTAAAGAATAAAAGATTTTCAAAAGCCATTCTATCTTACGTATTTGTTATTTTTAGGAACAGTATAATTAAAATAGTTCTTTATATACTTAGTAGTTTCAAACAGGGCATAAACAACTTTCTCTATACTTGCTAATATTACCAATCTATTATTATCACCATTTAATACAGGATTAGACAATGTCTTTTGGAATATTTTTCCTTCGTAATCAAAACCAACATTAGATCTAACATCGTTCTGAGAGTTTATAAATTCAAACCAGCTTTTCTTTTCCATTTTAGTTTCCTGTTTTTAACGAGCTCTTTAATATATTATTAACTCTCGAGTTATAAGTGAAAGGAACAATAGATCTAATATCTATATTTATAGATGACAGGGTATTCATACCAGCTCCAAGATCGTAAAAGATCCCGTTTCTATCTTCCCATCCTCCGGATATAATAACTATCTCGTCCTTACTCATAACTATATCACCAAATTCATCAAAGCCAATCTCTGGTGAATTTGGATTTTGTGCCTTAGCAGCTTCGTTTTCTTCACCAACAAAATAAAGTGAAACCGAATCCACCCCTTCTATTTCTTCTACCGCAGCGATTAAATCCGATCTCGGGATCTTATCTCTTCTTCTGATATTCAAAAAGTAATCGCTCATTGTATTTACTATCTGTGACTTTACAGTATCAGGATCATTCCCTTCGAATATACTTATTGAGATGTTAACAACATATTTTTTAATCACAGGATCTAATATTCTTACCTCAGTGGTAACTATTTTCTGTCCGCTCTCATCTAATAATTGATTTATTCTATCTCTTTGTGGTTGAGTTAATTTAAATCTGGAAACCGGTATATCAAAATACGTTTCGTTGCTTTTTAAAGTCAATTGTATATCTGGTACAAGTATCAAGTAAATAATATTATCGTCATCTATGTACTGATCGTCAAAAGTTGTAAAGGCTTCTATTATGGAAAATTGCCCAAACTTTTCAAAGAAAGTTATGTAGTTAGTAGGATTTGCTAAAACAAAACTTCTTGATGTCTTAGGAGCTATTAGTCTTGTTAGATCTACTGGCTCCTGTCCAGCTCCAAGTTGTGGAGCAATAGTACAAGAAATTTGAAGAACATCTGCAAGAGTTACTGTATTGCCAAAAAGATCTGTTCCCTCAGAATCAAATCTAAATATAACCTGTGCAGAGTCGTCTACAACTATATTACCAGAAGCACCAGCAGATTCTAGGTAGGTAACTTCTATTATAGATCCAGACGATGGAGGTAACCCAAAGTCACCCGTTCCAAAAAATATATCTATACCAGATATTATGGAACTTTTTACTATGTACCCTAATCCGTTCCTAGGAATATCATAGAGAGAATCGTATTGTTTCCATTCAACACCGTTAACTTTAACATAAACTTCAAAGTTTTCTATACTCGAAGTTCCTCTTGAAGAGATATTATAGCTTTGGAGTTTCCCACCATTCCCGGTATATTGATTTACATTTAGCGTTCCTTCTACTACAGAACATGCTAAATTTGATGTGCTATCTAGATTTAGTCTTGTGTATTCTTGTGGAAATTTAAGCAGATATGTTTTACCATTATTTACACATTTGATCTCGGAGTTTTTAGGAATAAGAACCGCGCTTCCTCCAATATCTTCAAATCCTTTACCGTTCCATTTTATAATAACCTCTCCTTTAGCTGATATTGCTCTAGTTGGATTGTGCCCAGTTAAAGCTGCCAATCCATATATAGACGATTCTCTGGTAGCTGTGTTTATGTTTAATTCAGTTATTGAATCCTCAATGAAGAATAAGATAAATTGGGAAAGGTTATCTAAAACAAATATTATTTGTCCCCACACCGAAGCTACGGTAAATAGCTGATTAGACATTCCATATCTTGCCTGTATTAACTCAAAAGTCTGTGTTAATAAGTCAGATATCTTTGCCCGATTTTTTGATAATAAATCCATTTTATAATATTTTAATTCCTAATATAGGGTTACCCTTTATTGCAAAATCGATAACGCAAGCATCTCTAGTATCACCCTGAAAAAATCCGATTTTGAATTCAACATTAAAAAGGGAATAAGCTATAGGTACATACGTCATGAGATGAAGATCTATAGCTCTAGTTAAAGTGTTCTGGTCTACACCAAGATCAAATATAAGCCCTTCTAGATCTATACCAAAATAAGGATCTCCTAAAACCTCACCAGGTCTAGAAAGCATACAATTCTTAATCATACCAATAAGGATTTCTACCTCATCATCGGTATGTAAAAGACCCTCCTTGTAATTTGGATCATCAGGATTCCTTGGATAAATTTCAGAAAATCTTGCCATCTTGCTCTATATATTCCAAGAATTAATAACACAATAAATTAATTCCACTGCAAGAAGTATGAAGGAGTATTCTCGTCTTTTATCATCTGGATAATCTCCTGTTTTTCTGTGGTTCCTATAGTTTGTATATTGTTATAGTTGACTCTAACACCGCCAGGGAGATTGTATTCGAATGTACCTAGTAATCTACCTATATTTATTTTACCCTCTGCTAAACAATATCTAACAAATAGTTCGTCATCATATAGATTTTCTTCCGGTATATCAATGTATGCTCTTACACCAACATCGGTACCAGTAAAAAGAGTACTGGAGCTTCCTCCGTCTGTTTGGTAAGTTCTATTAGGATCTCTACCTAGTATGGTTAATCTTTTGGTGTTTTTGTTGTAATTAAAAGCATATGTTTCCAAAAGATAAGCTTTTGCTAAATCGAAGAATGAATATAAAACCGTTCTATAAACTAGGTTATCCCCAACAAAAGGAGAAAGCATAAGCTCAGATCCTAAAAGTTTAGAGTCACCAAAATCTTTATCCGGTGTACCGATCAATCCTCCTCCGTTAACCTCTCTTACCTCGTATATAGATCTCACACACTGAGGCATTTGTATTTGTCTAGTTGCTCTGAAAGCAGGCGTTGAAAAAAGCTCTCTCCCTAATACAAAAATTCTATCTTCTACTGCATATTGATAGTTATCATAAAAGTATGCTCTTGCTCTTTTAATGATCCTTTTTATCTCTTGCTCATTTAGATTGTAAGGT